ATATAGATTCAAAATTATGACCATATATCCATTTAGAATAAAAATTAGGATCATTATTAGCGGGCTCTAATCTATCAATCTTAAATAATGATGTAGTAGCACCATAAAAATGAATACCATACTCATTAAATAACTGGAATTTATTTGTACCTAATTCACCAGGTGAATAAAATGTAAAGCTTGGAACCTGCTCTAATGTATATAAGGCATAAGTTTTGAATGTATCTGTTGAGTTTTCATCAAAAAGTATATCGCCTTGAAATATTTCTAAATTTTCATCATATTTGAAGTTTAGACTATCACCTTGTTTATTAAAGAAAAAAAGATTTTTACTCATATTTATTTGATTTTTTTAGATTATCTATGGCCCACAAAGGTTGTAAATTATTAAGTGAGTTTACTATAGATGTGTGAACACTCTTGTCAAATTTTGATAAAGGTTTTTTATGATCAATGTGCCATTCACCATAATTTTCCCAACTCATACCATCTATAAATAAACTTTCTATATGCTCTTTTAATTCAATTGAAGTATATCCTAGTAGATTTGTAGTTCTATCCGATTTAACAATATTGACATAACTTAGATGTCTTTTTAGAATATTTCTATGTGCGAATAAGTAAGGAAATTTTTTATATTGAATTTTTTTATAATCTTTTTGATACTCATTTAAGGAAGTTCTATTATTTTGATAATATTTAGAAATTCTTTCGATGATTTTCTCTCTATTAATATAATAATAATTTGTACAATTATTCAATATAAAATCTCTATTTTTTTGATAGTATTGTTTATTATATATTTTTATTCTTTCTTTATTACTATTATAATAATCTCTCATATAATCTATATTATTTGAACTCCACTTTATTTTATATTTTTTATAATAGTCCTTATTACTATTATAGTATTTTTTATTATACTCATTCTGACAAGACTTACATATCTCTCTCCTACCATCTTTTGTTTTACTGTTCTTATTAAATTCAGTGATTTCTTTATCAACAAAGCATTTAGTGCACTTTTTCATAATAAATTAAGTTTTCAGTATATATTAAAAAGTAGGTTTCGCATATTTAATATATAAATAAAAATTAGTCTTAAAATGAGATATATAAAACTATTTGAATCATTTAATGGTATCATATCAGAAGATTTACAATATCATATAGATAATAAAATGTCTATTACTGAAAATGTATTCAGACCAGGTTCAGATAAATACTTTGATCTAATCAAAGAAGCAAGACAATTATTTGATAATAATCAAATTGAATTATCAGAATTAGATACTGAATTATATGAATCAACTGATATAGGAAGATTTACTGAATATGAGGGACAAATAGTTCCTCTTGATTTACCAATGGAAACAATTGAAGAATTAAATGAAGCAGAGTATAAGGGCAGAGAAGTAAAATTAAACTACCCTATGAGAGGGGGTACTAAGAAATATCATGTTTATGTTAAAAATCCTAAAACTGGTAAAGTTAAGAAAATTGCATTTGGTGATATTCATGGTGGTTTAACTGCAAAAGTAAGTGATCCTAAAGCAAGGAAAGCATTTGCAGCAAGACATAATTGTAATATGAAAAAAGATAAAACTAAAGCAGGTTACTGGGCGTGCAGAATCAACAAATTTGGACATTTGTGGAACGGACGTACTTACCCAGGCTACTGGTAATAAAATATATAAGTAGAAGTAGAAATAGTATGGAATTACCATTTAATGAACAAGTAATCTCAGAAAATACTTTCATTAGAAAGTTTAGTCAAGATACTGACTCTGGAGATTATGTTTGGCATAGAGATAGAGAAGATAGAATAATTGAATCTATTGATGATACAGATTGGTTAATTCAAATTGATAATGAACTACCAAAAAAGATAGAAGGTCAAGTTTTTATACCAATGGGTGTTTATCACAGAGTTATAAAAGGAACTGGAGATCTAAAAATAAAATTAATAAAAATCTATAATTAGATATAAAAAATAAATTAAAATATGAAAATTACTTGTCCTATTTGTCCGATTGTGTTTAAACACATAAAAGAATATATCTTAGATATTAAAGAAATATTCACACAAAAATTTATAACAGAAAGATATTATCTACATCTATTACTATCTTTAGTATTAACTATACCATCAGTATGGTTTTTAAGAGAACATGCTGATTTAGCAGATACCCCATACTGGTTTCAAATATTCATTGGTGGATTTAATGCATTTGTTGTAAATTTTGCTAGAGAATTGTACTATGCAAGAAAAGGTGCTCCATTTAGTATGACAGACATTAGAATGGGTTCTTATGGTGGTATATTAGGAACTATAATACTTCTTTACTTCAGTGTATAAAACAAAAAAAAGAATAAGTTAAACTTATTCTTTTTTCTTATTTCTATACCCCTCATTGTAAATATCTATAACTTGATCATATTCAGCTAGTAAACCATCTTTGAAGTTTGAACTATCGTATTTCTGCTTTAAGATATATTCTTTTATATAGTCTGCATAGTCTAACTGTATTGATATGTCGATGCTCTCACTATCTACTTTTAATTCGACTTCTGATTCTGCATCTACTTTCTCGACAATATCATCTAAGTACTCAATAGAGGAGAAACTATTACTTTCAAGTATAACCTCTAGTTTTCTTCTTAACTTTCTATTGCTGATCAATAAACTATTTGATATAGATAAATCAATATAGTCATTTGTTAATTTTAGATTATCTAATTGTTCAATATCATCTTCATTAGTAACTCTAAACTTCTTAAATACAGGAGAAACTTTATTTTCAATAAAAGTTTCTTCACCGGTATCAGTGTCTAAAACAAAAATACCCTTTTGATCACCATAATCATTTCTATCCATTTGAAAAATAGACCCAACAAAATTAAAGTTTTTACTTCTTTGTACAATATGAATGTGACCAGAATAAACTTTCTTAAAAGAAGAAAAGTCTTCAACATCAATTTTATCAGTATTTTTATGAGCAACTGACGTTAAGTGCATCTTACAACCATTAAGATCAGAGTGACAAAATAAATAGTCACAATAGTTAAACTGTTTAATTAAACTAATTTGTTCTTTCTTAGTTTCTATATAAGGCATCATTAATATTTTTAGACCATTATACTCTAAAATAGAAGTTTTATAATAAACAGAAACATTTGGTATGTATTTGAAAGGTCTAACTGAGTTAACTTCACTAGCACTTTTAGACCAAAGATCATGATTACCGATAATAATATGCAATGGAGCTATTTTAGCTATTTCCTCAACTATATCCATACCATAGTTCAAAAGATTAATTGGAATAATATTTCTATTATCAAATAAGTCTCCTAAATGTACAATTATGTCTCCAGGTTTGATTTCTTTTTTAAGTAGTGGTATTAAAAATTTATCGAAGTATTCTTTATGGACTTTATACCATTTATCAACATTATTAGGATATCCCAATCCTATATGCGTATCTCCAATCAAGTATATTTTACTCATTAAAATATCTTTTTATTTTTATATAAAAAAATAAGTATTTGTTTTTAATATATAAGAAATGGAAATCTAGTTGTTCAAAGTAACTGATTTGTAAAAATATTTGTAAGATAATGAGTAGATTAATGAAATTCCAACCTTTTAATGAAAGTAAGGCACAAGAAGATATTAATAAAATGCAAGATGATGTAAGATCCAAAATAGAAGTTATTGCTAATAAATGGAAAGAAGATATACACGAATGTTTACTTAATTTATTGGATAATTATGAATGTAAAAATATGAAGTTAACTTGGGATTTAACACCTAGTTACTCAATATCTGGGTATAATCGAGATATAGTTAAGCGAATTCTAAATAAATGTAAGTTAAAATATCTTATGACTGTTATTATAAACACATCACAAACTGATGAATTTATAGATAATTTTAATTATGTTAAAGATTTTTTGAAATCATATTTAGATGCTAAAATTCAAATTTATGATTTAAGCATATTAAAGAATGGTTCTATGATTCAATCAATGCATGGTCAATCGCTGATGGACTTTGATAAAATAATAAATCAATTAAATAAAGTAAAAGATAATCCTAATCTAAAATTAGAATTAAAGATGAAGATTTACTAAAAATTTGTTTTTAATAAAATAGTTGAAAAAAATGATTTTTTTAACTTAATATATACTAGAGAAATAAAATTATATAATATATAATAATATAAAAAATAATAAAAACATTATGCCCTTACCTCATTTTACCCAATTACAAGGAGTAGGTTCACCTGGGGGACCAGGTACATTACCTGATGAAGTTGTATATACTAACCTTTTTGAGATAACATTTATTTTACCTGTTATCTTACAAGCACAAGGTAGAGATCCAATTTTATTGCTACAAAACTCAACTAAGATTGATCTTAACTTAACAGAGTTTAACGTTGTAACTAAACAACAAAGATTCAAGTACTCTACAAGAGAGTTTGTTACTACTCCAACTAAAACCTCTGGTACATTAGCTATTCCTTTTCAAGTGAATGTTAATCAACAAGGTTCTATGGAGAACTGGAATACTATGAAAGCATGGTATGACTTAGTATTCAACTCTCAAAATGGTGCTCTTCACTATAAAAGTGATATTATCGGTACTATTATTGTTAATCAACACGATAAAAAAGGTGTTGTTTTAAGAAGAGTTACTTTCCAAAACTGTCAAATTACTAAGTTACAAGGTTATTCTATGGATTGGTCTCAAAACAATATTATAGAATCACTACAAGCTGATTTTGTTTATGACTACTTCATTGATGAATATATCGACAATCAATTTACAATTAATCCACCACTTGTTTCTGGATATTAATAATAAAAGCCACTTAAAAAGTGGCTTTTTTATTTTTAGAACTTAGGAAAGTTCATATTACTTGTCATATTTTGAGCATTTTTCATCATTGAACTTGTATCTGGCATAGAAGCTCTTTGTGACTCTTCATCAGATTTTCTATGTTTTTCTTCTTCTTCCATAATCTCATTAACTAACTTAATGTTTTCTTCAAACATCCAAAATGGCCATAAATCCATAGCCATTTCTTGAGTATGAAAGTGCTTTTGTAATTGAAGCTTATTCTTTAAGATATGCTTCAAAGGCATCATGAACAACGAAAATACCTGATGCTCCGTTGGGAAATTGCATATCCGTGTGGACCTCCTCACCACACGTACATTTTTTAGATAACTTTTGAATACCAAAAGTCATCTTATCAACAGCAGCATTTAAGAATTGGAAAGAAATATCGTCCATATTTTGAAACTCATCTAATTTAGCTTTAATTCCATCATAAGTTATACTTGTTCTTCCATTTAACATAAATGGAATAATTTTTAAGAATGATAAATTAGGAGATTTTTTATCAGCGTTTTCTTTAATAATATAGTCTGTAAATGCTTTTTGTAATCCAATAGTAGGTGGTGTGATTTCATATTCTTTACCATTTACAGTTTTGAATACGAAAGAACCGTTAGATGCAGAGAAATATCTATCTAATTTAGGATCTATATCATGAAATCTAAAGTTTTCTCTTTTTAATTCAACTACAACTTCTTGTCCACAAGTACAAGTAGCATTTACTGATAATGAATTTCCTTGTTGGAAGGTCAATTCTCTAATTAAAAATATTAAGTAGATTCTATCTTGATCTTTCACATCCAAATAAGAACCCATTCTACCATCAGAGTATTTGATACGCACACAAGACATTAACATATCATTCATTTTTTCTACAACATCATAGATGTTTTTATCATCAACCATAGAGTAAGCTTGAATTTCTCTAACTTGAGCTGGTCTAATCATAAACATAGTTCCAACTGGATAAAATTTTCCACAAGGAAAATCTTTAACATCAAATGATAAGTATTGTAAGTCAGTTGTTCTATTAGATTCAACAGCTTGCGGTTCTATTAAATCGGAGAATGAACTTGGTATATTTGTTTTTTTAGATGATTCTACATCACCTAAATGTCTTTTTAAGTAATCTTCTTCAGACATTTCATTTTTATTATTACTCATAAATAAGTTTTTATTTTTATATATTGAGATATTTATCCTCTCTATTATATAAATAAATAATAAAGTTGTTTTGTTATATAAAAACAAAAAATCCTTAGATTTCTCTAAGGATTTTAATAATTACATCTCAAATCTTTTTGTACCAACATGTCTGCTACCATCTTTTCCAAAGAAATGTGATCCTATTTCACTAGAAATTTTACCAATCAGTGTCCCAAGTATCTTCTTCTTCATTAGTCCAATCTGAATAATAATCTAATCTTTCTAAACCTAAAAAATCAGCAATATAATTACAATCATCATCACTAATATATTCAGGTATATGTACAATAGATCCTTCTGAATCTTCTTCACATAACAAAGCATATTCTCTCAAAATAGAACAAATTCTATTATCATGATTACCGGCTTTAATTAAAGTTCCAATAAGCTTCATTAAAACTTTTCCATCACCAAAATCTTCTGATGGATGTGCATTTTCCCCTAATAATTCACTCTTATAAGAAAAAACAATTTTTTTTAATGCTTTTACTAACTCTGGGTTAATAGAATCGAAATTCTCAAATAATTTAATATATTTCATAACTTTTTAATTTTTTTATAACTTATATATTAATTAAAAAAAATCCTTAGATTTCTCTAAGGATTTTTATATAGATTTGTAATTTAATTACGCATTAATAAAACCACCTGCTGCAATAGCACCTGTTCTTAAAATAGTAATATTATTTACTATGATACCCATACCTTTAATAGGTTCTACATAAGTATCTAATACACCAATTTGGTTATCGATAATATCAGAAGTATTATTTTCATCATCCATTTTGTTAAAATAGTTAAATAAACCATTTTTATTTACATAAGTCTCACAGATAACGTCAGCTCTTAACTTAATTTCAGCTCTAACATCAGGAGTATTAAATCTCCATTGATAATCAAGTAACATTGCTGATAACTCTCTTTCTAACTCTACAAGAACTTCTCTTACGTGGATGAAAGATAAAGCTGATTTGTAAAGTGTAAGTGCTGTATTCTCAGTTTCGATCACATAACCTCTATTACGTTTAAGAACAATAGGGTTCATTTGTGCACCATTTAAGAATTCAATATCTGTTGGATCAAACTCGTGTTCTACACCAGCAATATTTGTTACTCTACCATTTACAACACCTGCTGCAATTGTCCAAGGTGTAACTGAACTAACATTAGAGATATGTTTTCTCATAAATGTTGTAGCCACATATGATGCAGGTGGAACATCTAATGGTCTACCATTATCATTAACTGTAACATAAGGTAAGAAATAACCAACTGTTGTCACACCAGGTCCATCACCGAATGAGTATAAGAACGCTGGGTTACTTTCTGGATCACCACCTTTAGCAATATATTCAGCTTGTAAAACACCTTCAGCGTTAACAAAGCTTGGAGATGATGAATTTTTGAATGATTTTAATGACGGCATATTAATGAAACCAAATACATTTAATCTCTCACCACAAATATCTACTAATTGTTGTTTTGATCTTTCTGTTAATCCTAAACCAAATGCATCAACTAAATATCTAAAGTCAAATGCTTCTTTGTTAATTAAAGCTTTGAATAAAGGTGTTCCTTTAGCAACTAAATTTAAGATTTGATTTTGTTTAGCTTCTGTACCATCAGGTATAGATGCTTGTCTAATTCTAAATCCTTTAAGAGCTATACCTTTATAAGTAGTAGCATATTGATCTACTGTTGAATATCTTGTTGTTTGATAGTCTAAACCACCATTATCATTAGTATAAGCCACTTTTTTAATTTTAGCATCACATGTAATCTCAGTTAATTCTGTATTACCTGCATATTGTCTCTTACTTAAAACTCTAGTATAATTTCTTTGGAATGTTTGCCCTAATTCTAAAGCTAAATCAGAGTTATCAGCTTCTAAGAAATCACCAACTTTAATCTCAGCATATCTAGAACCATTAACAAGAATCTTGTTTGGAACTTCTGTATAACCAGATACAGTTTCAATTTCAACAGTTTGTCTTAAATTAGATAATTCAGACTGAACTTGAATATCGTAATTAGCAACTACATCAATTCCATTAACAACAGATTGTAATGTATTATCAGTCATGAAAGATACTTCTAAAGTTCCATCAATATCGGTAAACATTTTTAAGAAGTAAGTA